AGAATTGACTGAGTATGAAGAATTGACATTGCAAAACGATATTGGGCGACTTGTCAAATCATTGACGGAAACAGAGGTAAAAACTAGTGCGACTAGTATTGTAAAAGAAGAAGTGGTTGCCGCACGCCCTAACATTCAGGAAATTCTGAAAGAAAAGGCACGAGATGCCGCGGGTGAAATGGAAGGGATGATTGACGATTTTGTTACTAAAGGCAAAGCGTCGGAAAAGACAGTTGATATTGTTGCAAAATACAATGTCATGCCACAGCATATCCCAATCATCGTTGAAATCTGGAAGCGTAAGCAAGATGAATTCCAACGCCTAAGTGACGGTGACGAGTCTCTAAAAGAGGGCTATGCATTCTTAGGTAAGATTCAGATTCGTAGCATTCTCAAATTCATTGAAGGTGTGCTAGGTGACTTGAACAGTTACATTAGCATTAAGAAAGCAAGCAAGGCTCCACGTAAGCGCAAAGCAGTTCCTGTTGAGAAGATTGTTGCTAAACTGAAATACTTGAAGTTGTTCAAAGATGTTCAAGCTAAACTTGATTTAGTTAGTGTACATCCTACAAAACTTCACGGAGCAAGTGAAGCGTGGGTTTATGATACTGGTAAGCGTAAATTACATCACTACATTGCTGACGATTATAGCAAGGTGTTTAGTATTAAGGGTAACACCTTGCTAGGGTTTGATGCCAATACTAGTGAGATGAAAACATTACGTAAGCCCGGTGAGCAAATCAAAGAAGTGATGGGGAGCAAGCCCGCGGCACGTAAGTATTTCAAAGATATTAAAGCAGTCGGAGCAGTCCCAAATGGCAGATTCAACGAATCTATGATTATTTTGAAAGCATTTTAAAATGAACAGACAAGAGGTACAACAACGAATGACGGAGATCATGGTTATGATTGACCAGTCAATAGCAATGACTGATGACAGAAATGAAATATTGATGTTAGCCTGTGCCATGATGCAGAGGGCTAAAGAGATATTGGAAGCTGAATTGGGTGTAGCAGGAAGAAAAGAAATGTTTAAAGATTACGTATAATGTATGAATTCATAAAGGCATTTGAAGATTCATGGGAAAAGATATACGAAGAATATCTTGGTATAAAAAATAACATGAAAGATTGGCCTGAATATAACATTTATAATAATGGGTGGGAAGTGCACGGGATATTCAATTGGCCAAACGGTGAAGAAAAGAAAAATCATAATTGTCCCTTCACCGCTAATCTAATAAACGAAGTTTTTCCCAATGGTCACGGTACTGCGGGATTTAGTAGATTAAAACCTAACACTATAATATACCCTCATTTTGGTCATAAGGGTAATTTTTTAAGAGCACATTTGGGCTTAGAAGTTCCCGAGGGCGATTGTGCTTTAGAAGTTGAGGATAGAACTATTATTTGGGAAGTTGGTAAAATGGTAATTTTTGACGATAGAAAAATACACAATGCTTGGAACCGTACCAACAAAGAGCGAGTTGTACTCTTGTTGGATTTTTATGAATAAAGGAGTTAGTATGACAGATAAATTTTTTATATGGTTTGATCGTAACCGTAAAACGATTGGATATACAGTTGCTGGTTTGAATATTTTAGGCGGGTTAAGTTTACTTTTTGGTGGACAACTAACAAATGGCTGGCTACAGATTTTTCTAGGGGGTGTCATTGCAATTGACACCGCAACAACACCATGAATATTGATTTAAACAAATACAAAGATTTTGTAGAAGCCGTTACAAGTCAAGCTAGTAATGACTTGACTACATTCCATGATACAATAGACCGTTTAGATGCCAACTACGAGTTAATTGACGGTGAAATGAAACATGGACCGGATGTTAATATTCCATTACTAATTACAGCATGTTTTGGATTAGCAGCAGAAAGTGGTGAGTTTATTGAAGTGCCCAAAAAGATCATTTTTCAAGGTAAAGCATTGACTGACGATAATGTTTTTCATATGAAGCGTGAACTCGGTGACATTATGTGGTACTGGATTAATGCATGTCGTGCATTGAATCTTGACCCTAATGATGTGATTGCTGAGAATATTCGTAAACTAGAATCACGCTATCCCGGTGGAAAGTTTGACGCATTTTACAGCGAAAATCGTAAAGACGGCGACTTGTAATACACGAACCATAGTGTTACCTGATAAATAGTATTATTAGGTAACTCTTATGTCAACATATCCAACCGCTTCTGTTCTTTCAACTCCAACTGGGTTAACTTTATCAGAATTAAAAGAGGGATTATTCAGTAATCTTAGATATCGTCTTGGCGACGGGATGATTGATATTGAATTGGATCCTCAACATTACGAAGCAGCATACAACTACGCTATCAAGGTCTATCGTCAACGGGCACAAGCCGCTACGGAAGAATCTTATATTCTAATGACCATTGAAAAGAATGTAGATACTTATACTCTTCCTGCTGAGTTTATCAATGTAAGAAGTATTTTCCGTAGAACAATTGGACTAGAAACTGGCCCGTCAAGCAGCAGTTTTGATCCGTTCAGTAGTGCTATTCTGAATACATATTTGCTTAACTATAACTATGCAGGTGGTATGGCAACATATGACTTTTATGCAGGTTATGTTGAGTTAGCAGCACGTATGTTCGGTGGTTATGTAACATACACATTCAACCCAGTATCTAAAATATTGCGTATTGTTCGTGATCCAAAAGGATCTGGTGAGCGTGTATTAATATGGGCTGATGTACAAAAGACAGAAGAAATATTACTACAAGACCCTGGTGCTGGTGTTTGGATTGGTGACTTTATCTTAGCTAACCTTAAAGTTATGATCGGCGAAGCCCGTGAGAAATTTGGAACTATTGCTGGTCCCGGTGGCGGCACAACATTGAACGGTACTGCTATGAAAGCAGAAGGCAAAGCAGCGATGGAATTATTGATTGAAGAATTGAAGAAGTATGTAGATTATTCCCAGCCCTTGACGTGGGTTCAAGGTTAACCTAAATGCTTTCTATTGTCTTGTTCCTGTAATATAATAAGTACTTATAGGAGCATTGTATGATTATAGGTATCACTGGTTTAATTGGTTCAGGCAAAGATACAATTGCTGACTATCTTACTACACATCATGGGTTTAAACGAATCAGTTTTGCATCCAGTCTTAAAGATGCGATAGCAGTAATCTTTGGGTGGAACCGTGAATACCTAGAAGGCACTACTAAAGCCAGCCGTGTATGGCGTGAACAGAAAGACGAGTGGTGGAGCAATCGTTTGGGTATGGACATTACCCCACGATGGATACTACAATATTGGGGAACAGATGTATGCCGCAATCACTTTCACAATGATATCTGGGTAGCAAGCGTAGAACACAAACTATTAAACTCTAATGAAGATATTGTAATTACTGATTGTAGATTTGCCAATGAGGTAAATGCTATTAGAAATATAGGTGGTATAGCAATTAGAGTAAAGCGCGGCCCTGATCCTGAATGGTATGATTCAGCAGTAGCATATAACAGAGGTCCAAATGGTAATTCAACGTGGGCTATAGGTAAGAGGAAGTTAGACAACCTACATATTCATGCCAGCGAATACAGTAGTGTAGGGTTAGACTATGACCATATAGTAGATAACAACGGAACCATTGATGAGTTACACAACACTGTGTATAGTATTATTAATAGTCAATCTGTAGATCACCGCGCCGCCAAGTAACTTCTTTCTTTTTGACAACTTCTACGCAGTTTAAGCAAATACTGCGTAGATTAGTTTGTTCAATATGTTCTAAGTTTCCATCAACATGAAACACAGTTATTTGTGTTGTGAATAGACTTTTAAAGCCACATAAATCGCATGTGGCTTTTTTCTTGTATCCACTTTTAGTCCAGTTAGCAGTTCTGGCTTTCAGTTTATTTTTCTTCCTGCCACACTCATCACATGTACTTCTATAATGTGTAACACCGTCACGCTTATAATTTATAGCGGTATGATTTTTATTACATTTTGTACAGATAGGGCGTTGATTGAGCATATATTATTTAGTAGCAGAACCTTCGAAGGTACGGTAATACCGACTTTTTTCAATTTATTAATAATAATAGTATGCAATCAGGTTGTAAACCTCAAAATTTTACTAAAGGAAAAATAAAATGGCATTAACATCACCAGGCGTAGAAGTAACGATCATTGACCAGAGTCAATATTTACCAGCCCCAGGCGGCACTGTTCCGCTTGTAATTTTCGCAACAGCACAGAATAAAGCAAATCCATCTGGTACAGGCGTTGCTGCCGGTACTACTGCAGCTAACGCAGGTAAACTATATCAAATTACAAGTCAAAAAGACTTGGCGGATTTCTATGGTGTGCCATTCTTCTATACAACAACTGCTGGAACACCAATCCAGGGTTATGAATTGAATGAATATGGACTATTAGCAGCTTACTCATTATTGGGTTCTACTAATCGTTGCTACACTTTACGTGCTGACATTGATTTATCAAGTTTAGTTGGTTCAGTTGGACGTCCTTCAGCAGCCCCAGATGACGGAGCATATTGGTTAGATACTACTAATTCTACTTGGGGTATCTTTGAGTGGAACGCTACTACTGGTAAATTTACAAACAAAACTCCTATAGTTATAACTGATGCTGCTACTTATATTAGTGGTGGCAGACCAGTTGCTAGTTTGGGTAATATTGGTGATTATGCGATAAACGCTACTATTGAATATCCAACTACAAATAATCAATATTTTTACAAAACTCCATCTAATATTTGGAGAACAATTGGTGGAACTTCATGGTCACAAGCATGGCCGACCGCGCAAGGAACTAATTCTAATCCTTCTTTAACAGCAGCTAATACATTTACTATTTCATTACTTGGATCAACTACAACAATTACTGTTCCCGCTGGCCCTAATAATACAGCAGCAGGAGTTGCCGCTGCTATTAATGCTAAGGGATGGACACACTTGACAGCTGGTGTAACATCAGGTAAATTATGTATATATTCATCACAGCCTAATCTATTAACTGCCGATGCTGACGCAATGATAACAATTGGTGCTGGAACTGGAACAGTGTTAGCTGATTTAGGAATAACTGCAGGTGATTATTATCAACCGGCAGTAGCCATTGGTACTTCTTCAGAAATGCCATTATGGAGTTCAAGTCAAACAATGCCTCACCCAACTGGCTCAGTATGGGTTAAAGTTGGCGCATCTGGATTAGGTGCTAATCCTGTAGTCTCTAAATATAGTGCAACTACCGGATCATGGAGAGCACTAAATGTTACATTGGCTCCAAATGATTGGAGTAATACTTCCATGTTAGATGCTACTGGTGGACAAGCTGTACCAGCTGGAACTATATACGGTCAATATTCAAATAGTACTGTTGCTGGTTATCCATTGGCAGTTATGTATTCTACATTTTTGTTTGAAAGAGCAGTAACTGGTCCTACTGTAGCAACTGGTACAACAACTGATTTTGCTATTAATTTAAATTATAGTTTATCTTCTGCGATTCTATATGTTCAAACAAGTATCCCAAATAGTGATACTTTATCAAGTACATATGAAGTTACTATCCCTGACAATTGCACACCAACACAGTTTGTAACAGCATGGTCAGCAGCTAACATCACTTATACAACTGCTTTAGTAACAACTGATGGTGCTGTACAATTGATACACACTGAGGGCGGCGAAATAGTGATGAATGACTTGATTCAAACTACCGGTGCGAATCACGGATTTTCAGCTGGCATACTAACTCAAGCAGGGTTTGTTGCTAATGAGACAACATACTGTAAGTATGGTGATGGTGTATATTCTTATTTTAATGCA